AAGTTTCGTAAAATCAGAAGTTTTCACGCCACTCAATGCCTGTGCTGCTTTGGTAAAATGGCTCATACCGCTCGCAAATGCGTTAAGTTCATTGGCATTAAGACCGCCCAATGTACGGCGTAACTCCATCATCTTCTTTACAAGCTTATCCAACTGTTCGTTGGCACTTCGAGCAGACGCATCTACCTTAATGTTCAAACTATCTATTGCTGCCATTCTGCACCTCCTACGGTAAAAGAAAAGAGAGCAACCCATATTGGGCTGCTCTCCACTTAATGCTCAAATAACTCTTTTTTACGCTTTGCTCTCCGCTGCTGTCCTTCCATGATTTGTAATTGCATGACCAAAGCTTCTCTAGCTTCTTTAATTTCTTGTTCAGTATAACCATCATGCTCTTGTCGTTCGGAGGATTCCTTGCTTTCTCCAACTTCAAAAAGCGGTTTCTCAGGGTATTTCCCTCCAAAGCAAGCATTGATGGCACGCATTGTGTACAGACCATTTCGCCACATTGCATCTTCCTTCTGCTGCAATCTCTCTTCGTATGCTTTACGAAATGCCGTCAGCTTGGTAGGATTCAGGTGCCAAAACAGGTCATACGGACAGCCATACAGCAAAGCTTTTGGCAGAAATTCTTCCCAAATCAGCTCTGAAAATCGTTTTCTTTGCCCTCCGCTCTCGCTTCCATTGCTGCTTTCTGCGCTTTGGTTGGCTTCTTCCGCTGATGATCCATCGGTTTCTTCGGCTGTTTCTTCTGTTTGCTCTTGACCAGACTCTCCATGTTCTCCAGAATGTCTTCCATTCCGGTTCGCTTGAAAAAACCATCTTTCTCCATCTGCTCTGCAATAGAAGTACAAAGAGCATAGTAAGATGTTGCTCTTTCATCTTCAGGATTTTCCTTGCAAAACTGTTTATACAAACATCTCGCATCTGCACGACTTGTAATTGTTCCGTCTCCATCTGGGCCCGTTCCGTGATTTTCCAGTAAACCAGCATAAAACATGTCCATTGCCATTCTTGGTAGATCTGAAAGACTCATCAGAAAATCCCTCACCTGCATCTCTTCCGAATGTTTACTGTCAATCTTTGCCGTCATCATACCGCCAAAAATATCCATTGCTGCATCAATACACTCATGACACTCTGCTGCTTCAAATGTATATTCCAAAATATACTCTTTACCATTCACTGTAATGTTCATATCAAATCTCTCCTTTTCTTTCTCATGAAAGGGGACACTGATTTGTCCCCCTCAAAAAAATATCATGTTGCTCTAGCAACTGCTTAGGCTGCCACTGGCTCAATAGATTCTCCAAGTCCATCGTACTCATTGATGACATTGGAAATCTGGATATCCAATTTACTACCAGGTTCTAAATCCGGCATAGGAATCTCTCCCGGTTCAAACTTAAGAAAATATGAACCAAAGCCGGGG